TGTACCAACAAACTTGGTGTTTGTAGGAGCTTCGAATGTACCTTCTGTAGTACGAGCAAATGCGCTGGTAGTAGCAGATTGTAGAATTGTCAATGCTTGGTTAGAAACAACAGCCCAGTTACCGGAACCACGACGTGTACGCTGAGCAATTAAGTTAGCAACACGGTTGATTTGGATAGCTAGAGCAGCATGTTCGTCACCAACGAATGTAGCTGTACCAGAAACTAATGACTGGTCATATGTTTCTTCAACTGAAGCCAAGCCACGTAGGCTAGCTAAAATTTCTTGGTCAATTTCAGCAGTGATTTCTTGTGCTAGAGCAGCCATGATTTCTGCTTCGATGTCAATGCCTTGTTGAGCTTGTGCATCTTGAGCAGCTTCAAAAGTCCAACGAGCGCTTAGTTTACGAGACTTAGCTTCGACTGGGCTCTTCAAAATTTGGATGCTCATACGCTTGCCTGGTGAACCTTCTAGTGTACTAGTAGCAGCACCTTTAGGAGTAGAAGAGTTATCATTGCCAGAGTATGCTTGCGCAATCTTGAATGGACTCAATGCTTCTTCACCTGCTGTAACTTCGTTGCTGCTGTCAGCATAACGAACACGCAATGTATGAATTTGACCAACTGGACCGGTCATTGGCTGAACGCCGATGATTTCGTTGGCAATGACTGTAGGCATTACACGACGGATAACTGGTAGAATAACACGGTTAAGTGTTGCTACGTTACCGGCGCTAGTTGCTCCAGCGGTTGCGCTTTCAGACAAACTGCGGCGTGTATTTTCTAAACATACGTTCATAGATGCACGACGATTACCAGTTAGGCCTTCAAGCAGAGCTTCTTTGGTCTCTGACCATCTTTCATTTAATAATTGTGACATTTTATATTGTCTCCTTGAATATAATTATTTTAGACCCGCTAACTTGCGGATATCTAAGATGTTATCTAAGCCTACCTCAGGCTTGCTTTCACGATTTCCGGTTACTTCTGTGCCTTCACTTAGCATTGCTTTTTTAGCGGCAGGTGCTGTGCGTTGGTGTTCCATAACTGCTGGTAGGTACTTGTCGAAAGCTTCATTTAGTTTCTTGGTCTGTACAGACTCAAGAAGATCTTTCATGACCACTCTCTTGCTAGCATCCAACGGAGCCAGCAACTCAGCCATAACAGTTTTGCGTTCCATTAAATCTTTTGTAACACGAATTTCGCGTTGTACAGATTCAACAAGACTTGCTTTTTCTGCTACAGTTTGTTTTGTTTCAGCTAATTCTTGATCTTTACGTTGAATAATCTTTAACAATTTACTTGTTTCAGATTTTTCATTTAGATAGGAACCAGCAAACTCTTGCGCAAATGCTTCATAAATTTTGCGACCAAAAGCGTTTGTACGAGCACTATCAATATCTTCTTTCAATTGAGTGATTTCAGATGTTAATTTTTTAGTGACTGCGTTTTCAACAACTTTAGCGCTACGTTGAATAAAACTTTGCTTAATTTCGGCAAATTTGCTACGTGCTTCGGCAACTAACTTGACTTTCGTTTCGGCTAGATCCTTTTTATCAGTGGCAAATTCACTGATTTCTTTAGCTAGAGCATGTACCACAAAGCTCTCTAGCTTGTTGAAATTCTCAGAAACTTTATTACGGTCTCCTTGGAATTCAACTAATTCTTTACCTAATTGTTTGATAACAAATCCTTCTAACTTTTTAGCATCTTCAGCAATACGTTGTTTGTATGCTTGTTTTGCTTCGGCTAGAGCCTTTTTGTCTTCATGCAATTCGGCCATCTCCACGGCCAGTCTGTCGCTCAACATGTGATCAATTGCTTCAACCATAACACTCTTGTCGTGTGTATACTTTTGAGCAAATTCTTCACGTAATTCAGCGGTAACTTGGTCGCGATTCTCCTGTATCTTTTGAGCAAAGGCAGACTCAATAACAGAACGTGTATCTTCTGTCATTACTCCTGACTCTACTAATTGTTTGAATGCGTCCAACATTTATTTCTCCTCGGGCTTATTTTAGACCTTTAATAATCTGAAGAAGCGATTCCTTCAAATATTTCTGGGCCTTTGGATCTTCTTTTACTTCTTTTGCCACTGTGAATGCGCGGTTTCCTCCACGAGTATTCATGATATGCTCATAAACTGGTGTAGGATATGCGCCAGGTGCGCTTGGTTGAGCAACTACATCGACTGTGATAATCTCAAAATCAGCTACATGGCCGTTCATGTCGTTAACGTTACCGCTACCACGTGAACTAACACCAAGTTTTACACCGCTTTCAAGCATAGTACGAACTAAATTACCCATTGGGGTAGGCAAAATTTTCATCTTGCCATATCCATTAGGACCTTCCATCCACATTTGAGTAATCATATGGGATACACGATCCAAATTCACTTTTAAATCATCAGGATGATCAACTTCACCTAAAACACTATAACCATTTTGAATTTGATCATTTAGAGTTTTTACTGCACGTTCAATTTCGTCTACAGGATAGACACGTTGATTGGCGTTACGAATACCACCCTGAATAGCAATACCTTTAAGATAAAGGCTTTTGCCGTCCTTATCATCTGACTCCATTACGATGCCGGATTGATCAAAACTTAGATGCTCTTTTAGATAACTTAATTTCATCCTGGTCTCGGATTATAGTTTCTTTAGAAAAGGCTTGCTTTGAGTAACACTGGTTTGACCAGCTTTGTCACCTGTGCCAGAACCCACCGGACCTGGGGTCTTGTTATTACCGGGATATCCGGCACCAACTTTCTTCAAATTCTTAACACCAGCAGCTGGTCCACCCGCTTTACTATTGGTTTCCCAATCTGTACCGGTGAATTGCTCACTCTTGTCTGGATTAATACCTTTGTTGACTTTGGCTGGGCTTGTTCCAGTATTGCTTTCTTTTTCAGCAGTAGATTGAGCAATGTTACCAGCGGTGGCACCTGTAGTTGGCTTTCCTTTACCCGAGCTAACTGGGCTCTTGGTATTACGACCGCCTTCATCTTCATTGTCGCCAGTTCCGGCACCAGCCATTTTGTGCTGTTCGCCTTTCTGTGCATTCTTATCCCAATCGTGTCCAACTTTCTCCACGTACTCACGTGTCATGCGACGACCTTCTTGGAAACCCATCATACCTTCTGTTTCTTCTTCGCCATCTTCGTCGCTATCGGTGCCAAACTCGTCGTGATCCATTTCGCCACCTTGTGCTTGCTCTAGTTCTGCAAAAGCAGCTTCTAGTTCAGCAATAGCATTCTTGATGTCAAAAATTGCTTGATCTTCTTGACTTTCATCACCATCGTGGCCATGACCTTCTTCATCATGCCCGGTTTCAATATCACCTAGCATATCATCAGAGGCATCGCCACCAAATTCATGATCAGCTTCGTCATCGGCTTCCATACTGTATGAATCTTCTAGATCCATGTTTTCTTCAACTGACTCGTCTGTGTCTTCATCTTCCATAGACTCGTCCATTTCGTTTTCTTCTTCCGCTTCTTCGGCGATAAGATTTTCATAAATGCTTCTTGATTTTTCTACAACGATTTCATGGAATAAGTCATTGGCTTTATCCATTTCTTCATTAACTAGTAAATCTAACAATTGTTCAAATTTGGTAGACATTGCGTGTTTCTCCTAAAATTAGTTGCGGCAAGGCTGTGTTGTGTATTTACACGCTCAAGATAATACATATAGGAAATGGGTCTAAAACGAGCCGTTTTGACCTAAGAAGCTAAAATATTGATATATTTTCAACAAAATTATTTAGTTTTTAATATAAAATATTATCTGTATGCTTAACCCATTGCTTCCGGAGGTGGCGAAGCGTACATTTTTCTTATTAACACAAGCTCTTCATTCTTCTCTTTATCGTGCACTTCGCCGGCTTTTCTGATATTATTGATCATACTTAAAGTCAATCTAGTTTTACGTAGATCAGTTTTCTTTAATACCGAGTTGTCATTTTTACTCAAATATCTGTTATCATCCTGTGGGTCAGCATGACCTCTATCAAAATATATGAATTCATTTAGTAGCATATACTTATTTATTCATTATGCCGGAGCAGATGCTTGTGGCGCTGCTGGAGATTCTCCCGGTGCTCCTTCTGCTCCAGATGGTCCTGATTCGCCTTCTTCGGGCGAAGGAGGCGTAGATAAACCACTTATATCTCCAGCTATTCCATTGGCCGTAATACCGGCGCCACGCAGTTCGCTACTGGCATTCAATGTAGTGCCTGTGTCAATATTTTCTTCTTGCCACATCGATTGATTTTGAGCAATTTCTTCTCTAGTCAATCCTAAGAATCTCTCCATGGCAAATCGTTTACTAATTTGAGGAAGGGCAATCATTGTATTAAATGTATTAACGCGAGCTGTATCCATTTCACTTTGGCGGTAGCTGGCAAAGTTTTGTGGTGGATTAAATTTAATATCAAAAATGTTTGAATCAACATTGATGCCATTAGCATGTAGATAAAGTTTGAACTCCAAGTCAAATGGTTCATTCATTAAAGATTGGAGTCTCTCACAATACTTGTTGAATCTCA